AGGCATTGGAGACTTGAGCACTGAGCCCAGCGCGACGGGTGCGGTCTGCGTCGGCCCACCCATCATCACGGTCAAGGGGCCTTGAATGCCGCCTTCACCATCTTGCCCGCCGAAGATTTCAGGTGCGTCAATGGTGATCTCGCCGCTTGCAGCCTGGTTGCCGCGCCACACCGTCTTATCGCCGACCTTGATCTCGACGAGTTCGTCCACTGGGCCACGACTGACGCCCATGTGAATGCCGAAGAAGTATTTGAATCCGACGACAGCCATCAGTCTTCATCCTCGCCCGCGGCTTCCCTGCGAGCAATGTCTGCCACCAATTTACCGAACGCATCCCCGGTCGCTTCAAGCACGCTTGCGGGGTAGCCGTGACTCACGAACCGCATGTAATCAAGTCCGTGCCGTGTGGCCCATTGACGAGCACCACGCGAGCACAGCTTTGCCTTGCGCATGTGCGGGACTGTCACCAGAGGATCAGCAAGATTGTTCATCCCTTCTTGCCCCCATCCATGCGGATTTCTTCAGTGCGATAGTTGCCAAGGCCGATCACTGTCCAGTCGCCCGACCAGCAGTCACCGAAGATCACACATTGTGGTGTGCCTTCTTCCGCTTGTGGAAATTCGATGTCGTCAAAAGCCTCTGGGGTACGGGGCTGGGCCTTGGGGGCGTTGGCCGCACTGATGAGGGCAGAGAAGACAACAAGGAATATCTGCCAGATGGTTGTCGGGTCCATCGCTTTCCTCTAGAAAACAGGTTGACCGTCGAACGGCGAGCGACCTGGAAGATCGGGCTCGCCACCGTAATTGTCGTAGTTTCCGAAGGCTTGGCAGTTTGCCGGTGTGAAGTTGCATCCAGGCAGAATGAAGCCGGTCGCCCCTTCGTAGAGTTCACCAGGGTCGCCTTGCAGCAGCAACTGCGTGTTGACTGCGTTGACTGCCGGCGCGACCTTGGTGCTCTTTTCGATTGCCAGGTACTCATTCCCGCGAAGTGGATGCGCCCATACCATGAAGCCGTTGTTGAAGAAGTCCGTATCACGCAACGTGCCGGCCAGTTCAATCCCGAGTGTTGCACCATCGATTGTCAATATGACACACGCCTGTTGCCAGGAAGTCTTGTTCACCTTGCATGTCAATGGGTCATACAAGGCATACGAACAGGTGCGTTGCCAGCCAAACCGCAGCCCCTCTCGATCCAGGCTACCACCTGTGTTCTGGCATGTTATCTTGGCTCTACCCGGTATCGGAAACCCAACTTGAATGACTTCGCCGATGTACGACACGAGCATTTCAGCATCGTCATAATGTTTGACAAGCTGCGTCATTGTGATCGGCGTCGATGGGGCCGACGCCATGTGAATCTGGGCCGGTGCTATCCAAGATGGGACATCTAGAGTGAACGCGTCATTCGACGTTTCACCAGTCTGTTTTACCGAGTCGGCCTTGATCACAGCAGATGTCCAGACAAACCCACCCGCTGTGATGTCTACATCGGCAGTTGTATATCGCCAGGTGTTGGGTCCGACCGAGAACGAATAGAACTCAGACGGCCGACCTAGCTCATGCGACGATTCGATAATGTCGAAGCTCATTGATTCATCCCAAGTAAAACTGAAGACGAAGAGTCCTAGTCAGCCCGACATTGTTTAGTCTCACGGTTGGCCCGACGCCGCCTTGCAGCACACGTTCTGTGTTGAAGCGGTCTCGCTGTTGTCGGTAGCAAAGAAACTCGCCACGCACATAGCCAAAGATGATGTCAGACTTCAATGCGAATTGAGTTAGCCGCTTATCGTCCAAGCAGACGCGGGGGCTGCGAATCGTAGGCCCCCAAGCAGTGGTGATGTAGTTCGTAACAGCAGAGTCGTACCAGCGCAAAAATACGCCACCCGCGGTCTCGTATGTCACGCAAGGCCGCATGTTCTGATCAAAGCAGAACGACAGCGACACAATGCCGGCTTGGCTGAATATGACGATTGACGGGTCAGGCTCGGCCTGCACTCGTACATCAGACCCATCTACAAAACACTTCCACACGCGCACATTGAGACCCTGGCTAGGGTCATTCAACGCTATTCCACCGCGCTCCCAATCAAACAATGGTCCGACGCCCTGGTCATCGGGCGGCAGAAAGTCCGCAGTGATTGCCACGGACGACAGGCGATTCTCTGGCAACATCAGATTGTCCTCCTAGCCCATGTGTATTTGCAGTTGAGCGTAAACTTGTTGGTGTTGTCTTTCGGAATTGCAGGATTCAGGGACAACTTGAACATGCCAAGCGGCCCGATCACTTCAACAGCAGTCATCGGATTGATGATGTCTAGGTCGAAGGTGCAGTAATAGTTGCGCTCATAAGAATTGTTGACATAGGCCGAGCCGAAGCCGAAATAGCCGTCGCCCTGGCTTGTCATCCCCGGACCGAGAGTGATGCCGTTCAGATTTGCAGGCGTTCCGCCGAGGTATGAACGAGCGATGAAGTGGAAGGGGTCGATCGTGTTAGAACCGAAGCCGATGAACAGACTCATGTTGTTCGACCAGTCGCCAACGCGACTTGCCCGCGATACAACTGAATAGTCTGTGGCATTCACAGTAATCGTCGCACTACCATCGACAGTCGGCCAATACTGACGAAACTCGTAAGTCACGTCCAAGATTTCATCGCTAAGTACGGTAATGGCGGTCGGTGTTCCGACGCCATCTACGATCAATGCGCGTGAAAAGCACGCAGTAGCAGACCAGCCAACGCCGACTTCCGACAGATTGCCAGCGGCTGCCCCGGCAACAAACCGGAACGTCCTTCGGACATAGCAGTAATTGCTTGGCAACTCCGTTCCGTATGATATGACGAGGACATTGCTTGTATTTGCGACGGGAGTCACGAGTGTGGTGTGCCCAACCAGAGGCGCCGCGGAACTGCTGCCAACCATGGCATGGCTCAAGAATCCGCCGCTACCGATACGGTTCAACCCCGAGTCAAGAATCAGGTTTGGAAACCACTCGGCTAGCACCCGCCTTGTGCCGTCTGGGCGAATGGCTTCAATCTTGAACCGGCCTGAAAGTTCGATGTTCATGTTCGTCCTTCTGAATCACACCAGCGTTGCGCCGGTTACGTTGAATCCAATATCAAGGGCTTCAGGCCCAACATCATTCTCAATGACTATCCTGACCAGCGTTGCGCTGAGAACCGCAAAGCCAATATCGACGGCTTCGTCATTCATCCGCGTTGTTCTGTAGTTGACGGTGTGAACAAGCGTTGCATCTACGACGGCGAAGCCAATGTCGAATGCTTCCTCGTGCATTTCTATTGACGAGTATCTAACAGTCTGCAGAAGGGTCATCGATACAACGGTGAATCCGATTTCGACGGCTTCACGATCAATCTTCCAAAGCTGCGCTCCGAGCACTGCGAAGCCAATGTCAATAGCGTCAATGCTCTCAAGCGGATATGTCAGTGACGTTGTTCCGCAATCAATCGGTTCCATCTCATAGTCAGCCGACCGTACTGCAAAGTTGGTCAGAACTGCCGCCGAGTCATCTACCAAATGGTGTAGTTCAAATGCGTCGTGGTCAAAACGTACTGGAAGAAGAAAAGATATGCGACGGATGCTGGCAACCGGCGAATCTGACACGCCCAGCTTGAGAATCACACGGTCCGTCGAATTGTTGACCTTCGCAAAACCGTCAATCTCTCGGTACAAAGTTGCACGACCGTCCGAGTATTCAATGGCGAGGTATGCTTTTAACCCCCGGCGACTTTCAAGGTAGTCAAAAAATCCGGCACTACGAACATCAATGTGATTGCCGTCAATTGTTGCCACCGCCTGCATATCAGCAGTAAACGTTGGCATCCAGAATCGAATGGCACGCCCGCGGGCCATGTCAACAAATTGTCTGAAGGCAACAACGGCATTGCGTCCACGTAGTTGCATTGCGCCGCGAACGGTTATCCGATCTCGTTGCTCTGGGTCGTAGACATCGATAGGGCCGATGTCGCCGTCTTCAATGAATGCCGTGACTCTTTCATAGCCAACCGTGATGTCGGTTCCGCGGTTTATCTCAAACCTGAAAAGTGGTGAGCAATGGCCCCATGATGGCGCGAAGGGGAACGGCTCTGAGTCATCAATCGTGAATCGTATTGAAACCTGGCCTACGCTATCAGTCGGATTGCTCAACGACGGAGCATCAAGCACCCGAGCGACTGCAAGCGGAATCAGCCTGTCACCAATGCCCCAGGCGTTACTTGGCGGATCGACGAACGAGATCGTATCGGTGTTGTAGTCAACTTCGTCAATAGTCAGCACTTCATAGATCGAAGGGTTCTTGCCAATAGCAAGGCACAACCCACCCGACCTAAATTCTCGCTTGCTAACACTCTCGCTAGGAAAGACTACCGTAGAGCCAAGCGTCGATGGAAGCGCATATTGCTCATGCCAAAGCGGCACAAGGCATTGGTTTTTTCCCACCCCAACAAAGAAGTTCTGCAAGCGCGAGCGGGAAGCGTCATGCCGTGAAAACAGAGCCTCGAATGATCGGCGTGGCTGCACTCGAAGGGCGCGTCGTTGTTCAATGCCGACTTCACTCAGAATGACTTCAGTGTTGTACGACAGCCGTTCAATAACCGGATTTGCCCAATTCGGAAATACCGAGAACACGGGAAGGTCAAGTCGCCAATCACCAAGGGCCGGCACGTCAGCATCGGCTATCACATCTGTTCCGAATACCCAACCATCCCCGCCGCTCGAATAGACCAACTTTCCATTCTTCCATAGCGAAAACGCCACGAAGCATCGTGAGCCCGCGTCGGCTATGTTTGAAACGTTGGTCAGCACAATGTCTAACCGTTGCCGACCCCTTGGCAGAAATATCGTTGCTTCCTGCGGGCCAGCATCGCGCTTCGTGAAGTAGATCGAGCGGCTGTTGTCTCGTTCTTGAGTCGAAAACCACAGAGACGCATCTTCGGCAACACACCTGATCAGGTACTCGCCGCCTTCAAAGAAGGGCATCCACTTCGTCAGGTAGTAGGTCGTCCGCGCAGGCGCATTGCTCAAAGTCGGATGCACCGACAGCACCTTCTCATCGTTCAAAAAGAACGGCTCGAACTCGGTTGGCATCGGCAATTCATAGACCGGGGAGACAGCCACGGGTCATCCCTTCAGCAGTTGACGGATCGTCGGCAAATTGCGCCGAAGATGAACCATCGTGACTTCTTCACCTTCAGCACTGGCCATGGCTTCAGCCACACGCGAGCGGTCATCAACCAACACGAAGCGTGCCGTCTTGGGTTGAGCGGACGCACCAGGCATCCCGCCACCGTTGAGTACGTTGCGCGGGTTAGTAGCCGAAAGCACTTCCTCGTTCTTCTGCAGGATCGCAGGCACGTCGTTCGCAGACAGGCCGACCACACCGCCAGCGTGATAGCGGGGGGCATTGGCGAACCAGGCTTGCGGTACGGTGCGCGTGCGGTTATCGGTCCCGACGATGCCGCCGCTGTGCTTGACGCCTGCAGCACCAACAGC